AGACATGAAAGATATACCTGATGACGAAGAGCACGAAGATATGACGCGTTTGATAAATTTATTCGATAAAGTGACATCAGAAGTGAATTCCCGATATTATACTTGTTATTAATTAATTATTTATACTTGTGGTCAATTCAGGATTTGGACCAGCCATTAAAGCTGCTCCCATTCCGCATACTAATAATGTAGCAAACCATCCAAATATAGCTTTACCTAAAACCCAAGGGTCAATCCCTTTTTTTCCTTCAAATAATCCAACGCCAACAGTAGCACCTACTTGACAATGGGTTGTAGACAATGGCCATCCTTGTACACTACCGAACATGACTATAAAAGCAGCTCCTAATTCTATAGCATATCCTCTTGATGGAGTAACTGTAATGAGTTTAACACCCATTGCTGAAATAATTTTGTATCCATAAGTAGCCAAACCAGCAATAATGCCTGCGCCACCATAAGACAGTATCCAGTACATATTATTTCCGATTTCTTCATTTGCAGTAGGTACCTCATTTAATTTCCATATAGTATAAATAGCAGCAAAAGGTCCCATAGCGTTCGCGATATCATTTGCACCGTGAGACAAAGAGCCAATAATTGCTGAAAAAACCTGTACAAATTTAAACATTTCTTCTGTACTATCATCGTGTCTCAAACAATTATTATGCATTTCCATTGTATACTGTTTTTTGTTAATTACATCATAAGGGTCAGTGTAAATCTCTGTTTTTACGTAAGACAAGGCATTTTGTATATATTTGAAAGCGATATCGAGTGGTGCTGATTGTTCTTCTCCTCTTATTTGTACTGTAATAACAGTATCTTCTGATTTTACTGTAGGTACATCGTCCATTTCAAGTTCAAGGTCACTAATAATGTCATTGTTTACTTCATTCAATTCGATTACATTATCGCAAATGTCTATTTTTGTCTCGTTTTCCGTTTCATCGTCAAGTACTTCAACTCGTTCACTTGTTTCAAACTTTGGTTCTCGGTTTTTACTGTACACAAACTCCCATACTTGGTCCATTACAATGGTTTTTGTCTCGACTTTCTTCAATAACAGAGGCATTACTAAGAATGTCAATGCAGAGGTTACTCCAAATGTTGAAAAAATAATCGTAATTAGTTCAGTACCATCTCCATCTTTTGCATTATCAATAATACCTGCTGTACCTAACTCGTCTTGTTTGCCCTTGGACCCTTTTATGATGAACATTCCTACATTTACAGCAACTGTAAAACCGACAATAAATGGAAACAAATATTTTGTACGGTTAAATGAATGTTCTTTGTCTCGCAATACTGTAATATAAGTTAGTCCATAAATTAAAGCGGACATGATTCCTGAGCAAATCGGAGACAACAACCAAGAAATAACAATGGCCGAGACACCCTTTACATATGGAAATTCATCAGTAGATTCACTCCACAAGACACAGTCGGAACCACGTACCATCATTGTCATTCCTATGATTCCACCAACTGTACTATGAGTGGTTGACACAGGCATTTCGTATGCTGACGCAAAAATTAACCAGAATCCTGTAAGACACAGTACACAAAACATCCCCCACATAAGTAATCCTGGATTATCTTCAAAACAGGCAGGGTCAGCAATCCCACTTCTCATTGTTTTTGTTACTTGTGACCCCATTAATACTGCACCTGCGAATTCACAAATGGATGCAATTGAGACAGCCTGAGGAATGGTGAGAGATTTTGCACCAACAGACGTAGCGAAAGAATTTGCAACGTCATTTGCGCCAATACCGTACGCTGCGGCAAATCCAGCGAAAAAAGATAATACTAGAATCCACGTGAAACTGTGTGTGTTACTGTAATAAAGAGCTTGTGTAGGTTCTGTAAATATAGTTAATAAAGCCAGTACCGCCAACCCTCTAGTGGTTGAATGAATATTTTGAACGAGACAAGAAGTAGAACGAGACATATACGATAGTAATAATTAACAAATTACGTATATATTGAATTCCAAAAAAATTGAATTGTCTAAATATATGTTTACAGTATTGTAAAAATATATAAGCATATTATTATTGTGTATAGTATCTGAACACAAGTCATGTCACATCTTCTTTTGCAATCTGACCCACAAATATTCAGAGAGAATATTGCACAATATTTTATCAAGTTATTTGACAATTCTGATAAAATAGGTAGAAACATAGAAACAGGAGTATTTAATTTTACTTTACACGAATCAAGTATGAGACAAATAATTAAAAAATGGAAAAATCCCCAGTTTTGTGAAATTTACTTAAGTAGACTTAAAACGATAATAACAAACTTAGAACAAAATAAAGATTTGAAGGATACAGTACAAAATGAGACAATAACTGCAAAATCATTCGCATTTATCAGCCATCAAGAAATGAAACCAGAAAGATGGAGAAAAATGATGGATAAAAAAAGTAAAAGAGACCAATCTCGATTTAGTAATCACTTGGAAGCATCTACAGATATGTTTACGTGTAAAAAATGTAAATCGAAACGCTGTACATACTATGAGTTACAGACTAGGTCGGCAGATGAACCTGCTACTATATTTGTTACTTGTTTAGATTGTGGTAAGAATTGGAAGAATTCATAAAAGTTCTAGATCTTCTAATTTCCAGTATTCTACGCTACCAGATGGTAATGGCCTAGCAAATATAAAAGGTATTTTTTTTTCGTCGTATTCCATTGTCGCAATAATGCGGCCATCGATTATACTAGGTTCTACTTCTACGAAAGGTGGTGCCCCGCGATTGATTTGTTCTGCACGTGCACCAATAATACGGGCTTTTTCGTATTTTGTAATAATTGGTAATGTAGTGTGTAATGGGTCGATAATATCCCCACGATTATTCCGTACAACCTTAGACAATGCCATTACTTCATCATAATTGACTTGTTTTATTTCTGGATGTTGATTCTCCAATTCGTTGATAAGAGAATAATCATTGAATTTCTGTAGGTCTTGTTCGTATTCGTCATCATCTACATCATCGTCATCACTATTATTGTCGTCTTCACGGAAGCCGAGTTCTTCATTATCTCCAATAACACGAATATCTTGTCCATCATAACCTTCATCATCTTTGTAGTCATCCTCTTCATTCTCTTTTTCTTCATCATCATCGTCGTCATCTTCGTCGTCTTTTACAACAATAGATTCATCATCATCGTCACTATTCAATGAATCTTCATCGTCATCTTCATTTTCCATTTCATCTATCTCATCTACTTTCTTTTTATCATTAGGTTTATCATTTTCTCCTAAAAGAGAACCAGTCATTCTTTTACGGTTAAGCGACATTATTCTGAATTATAAAACTGTATATATTAATAGTTGTATAATACAAAAAAATAATATTATCTCTAAATCAATTTTCTATTCATTCTTCCATTTGAACTCACATACTGTACAAATATATAGGTACTTCATTCCGTTATTATTATACCGCAAATACACTGCATCGGTGGTTCCAGACTCTTTTTCTGTTCCTTCATTTGTTTGACAAGTTGCATTTGGGCAAGGTATTGTGATATGAGGAAGAGTAGGGTCGTATTTTGTGTACGGGTTATAAATGTGAGAGAATAGGTCAACTTGTTTATGTTTTTGCGTATCCAGTACACACATCCCACTTTGTTGTGTATCTGCGTCTTCATATCCACATACTCTACAATAATAGATAAGAACTGGTTCTTCACTTTCTGCTGAACCTTCGGGAGTAGGAGGAATGTGCATTCTATGATAATATTTATTATCACATTTTACACAAAATCGAATGGATTGATAATTACTCATATTGTAAATACTAAATATAACACACTTGTTTCTGTATACATTATATCAATATTTCAAAAAAGAAAAATCAATTTTCTGGAAAACGTAAGAATTGTGGACTCATCATAACTCTTATTCAGAAAATTGAAATCATATAAACATTATCTGGGTGACTCATATACAGTAATATCAGTACGATGAGTAATGCAAGTAATCCACAGTCATTAGAACAACTGCTACAACAGTGTGCAGTTAAAAAAGGAGACAATAAACCAATAACCCACACAGAATTTGGAAAATTTTCTAAAAGAAGTTTTCATATACCTTTAGAGAGTTATGATACGTTTCTAAAACTATTTTATAAAGACATAATCAAAGCCAAAAAAACACATAATTTAATAGAACGACAACTTATTGCTAAAGGTGGGGAAGAGTCAGGTGCTGTCTTAATCGATATCGATTTCCGATTTGGTCCCGAAAACTGTAAAAGATACTACACGAGAGAACATCTAGATGAACTCGTACAGTTTCATTTGGATGCATTATCGGAATTATGCGAAATGGACGAAGACGTTAATTTTCAAGTCGCTATTACGGAAAAACCACATCCACGTACAGAAGTAAAAGATACAGGAAATATTGTAAAAGATGGAATTCATATGCTCATTAATCTAGCTCTTGACAGGGAATCGCAAATGTGGCTTCGTGCTAGAGTGATACAGATGATGGATAAGCACTGGTCCCATTTTCCAATTGTAAATCCTGATGGATGGGCGGATGTACTAGATGATGCAATTCCTAGCGGTGCAAATGGATGGTTGTTACCAAATTGTAAAAAACCTGATGATGTTAATCCTTATGAAGTAACATACATGAAAGATGTATATTATGACACGGATGAAAACAAATGGGTCATTTCGAATGTGTTAACCAAAGACAACAAAGACAGTATTATGAATCAGCACTATAAGATATTCTTTCCAAGATATAGCGACCGACAAACATTATTAGTTCGTACTTCTGTACTACCACAATTACAGCAATACAAGCAACCTGTACAAACAACGCCCACAAAATTGGATGCAGCAAAAGGTCCAATATTCGCATCAGAAGAACCCACATTAACTATACCAATGATACTATCGATTAAATGTAAAGACGATTTGGATGCGTGCGTCGAGTTGTTCAATGAGTCAATGGGAATTAAGGAATTTGAAATGAGAGAATCACGTGACTACGCTATGTTACTACCCGCTTCATATTATGGTCCTGGGTCATATAATAAATGGATAAAGGTTGGCTTTGTACTGAACAATATAAGTGGTAATTTGCTTATTGCCTGGATTCAATTCAGTGCACAGTCTCCAACATTTATGTATTCGTCTATACCCGAAATAGTATCGATTTGGGGAACTTTACGGAATAAACGTGATATGGGAGGTCTTACAAAACGTTCTCTTATCTATTGGGCTAGACAAGAAAACCCAGAAGAATTCCTCAAAGTACAACAAAGTTCTCTGGACTATTACATTGACCTTACGATAGATTCTACTTCGTTGAAAGATGCTGTAAACCCTAGTAAGAAAAGTGGAACAGGTTCAACTGATTGCGACTTAGCAAATGTATTATATGTTGCTAAAAAGAATGAGTATGTTTCAGCAGGAATTCGAGACAATGTATGGTACAGATTTGCAGAACATAAATGGTCGCGTGATGATTCAGGAACAACTCTTAGAAAATTCATATCTACAGGATTAAAGCAAATATATTATGAAAAGGCGATGCGTGTATGGGAGCTCTCTATGCAGCACGAAGTAGATTCCGAAGAATATAAAATGCTTACATTGCGTGCAAATAAAATCAATGATATTGCGCAGCGATTGGGTTCTTCTTCAGACAAGGATAAAATAATGAAGGAGGCACGAGAGCTATTTTACGATAAACTGTTTATATCTAAACTTGACAAAAATTTGACTCTATTCTGCTGTAAAAATGGTGTAATTGATTTCTCGAATAAAGTATTCCGAAAAGGTACACCTGAAGACTATCTGTCGATAGGTTCTGACATAGAATACGTTGAATCAGAAGGCACTCTATTAGAAAAAGAGATAAGAGCAGAAATTCGGGAATATTTCCGTACATTATTCCCGATTGCTGACTTGGAAAAATATGCGTGGGACCACATAGCTTCTTTACTAACAGGATTGCACGAGAAACGACAGTTCTTACATTATTGGACTGGTAAGGGTAGAAATGGTAAATCAATGTTGACTATCCTTCTTCGTAAGATAATGGGCGAGTATGCGTGTGATTTGGATGCCAGTTTCTATACAAGTGAAAGACAAAAACGTGGTCAGAGTACACCTGAATTAGTTGCTATTATTGGTAAACGATTAGCAGTAACAGCAGAAGTAGAAGAGGGTGAAAAGATGTTTGCAGCGCCAATGAAGCAAATCACTAGTGCATCGGATGTCATTTCTTGTCGTGCTTTATACGGTCAATTAATGGAATTCATTTCACAGGCGAACCCAGTTATTATGGCGAATCACTATTTACAGATTCATAGTCGAGATGATGGTACCTGGAGACGTGTTCGTGTGTTGCCATTCTTATCACTGTTTACTGAAAAACCTGTACACGATGACCCTGAACGCAAGTACCAATTCAAGCTAATGGATAATATTATCGAGAAGTTTGACAAATGGGCACCTATATTCTTAACAATGTTGGTCGAAATCGCTTTCAAGACAAATGGTATGGTTGAGATGTGTCCTACAGTAGAAGAATACAGTAAAAACTATCAGAACGAGCAGGATTACATCATGGGTTTCATTAATGGATTTGTTATCAAGACAGGTAATCCAAATGATGTTATTCGACATACTGAAATTGTAGAGAGATTCAATAGTTGGTACAGAGAAACTTTCTCAGGTAAAAAGGTTAACAAGACAAAAGATATTCTTGAAAAGATGGACAGCGTTTTCGGAAAGAGACAGTACTTGAATAATAATAAGACAACTACTGTATGGAAAGGTGTTATGATTGGTCAGAAAGATGCACCACCAAGCGATATGAGCGGCAATACTGTAGAAACAGATAGTGACTTTGAAGCAGACGAATTAGTTATGGAATCGTAGTTATATTAGTTTATATAAAATTGAAATGTTTATTTTTTTGTCTCAAATACTGTACATATTAATATTGTTTACAGTATTTGTTTGAGAATGATATTCAATCTAGAAAACATTTCTATGGCGACGATAGTGAAAAGGCCATCCGCCATTTGTAAAACACCATATGTTGCTGATATTGCGATTGAAAGTGATGATGGAGTTGTACTGAATACATTGGGGCATACCCCTGCACTTGGCTGTTGTGGTTTATCTGACAAAGACTGTAAAGTGATTGTATCGAAAGTTGTTTCAAAAAAGCAGAATAAATGTACACATAGGGTAGACTTAGCTGTTTTGGAAGAAAAAGGGCACATCATGATTGTGGGAATAAATCCTAAAATGGCAGAAAGTATTGTAGAACAGTCACTGTACAATAATCATTTACAGTTTTTGATAAATGTTCAAGAAGCGAAACGTGAAGTAAGATATTTATACCAGTGAAGATTTGAAATGGCACGCCCTGAAAGGGCGTCATTTCAAAACGTTACTGGAATCTGACCCTCTATGATTTAAAATGTCCCATTTTAAATCTTCGAGGGTTTAAACTCTAGATTTGATTTCGCAGGTGTAGATAATAATGGGAAGAAATTCTTTATGGAAGTGAAAAATGTACCATTGGCGGATTATGTAGATGTACCGAAAAAAAGAAAGAAAACTGTACAAAGATATAGACAAAACAATGGAATATTCAGATAAGATTGCATATTTTCCTGACGGTTATCGTAAAAATAGTACTACGGTTGTAAGTGAAAGAGCATTAAAACATATATGTGAGTTAGAAGAGGTTGCGACAACAACAGAATATAGGGCCATATTGTGTTTTGTTATACAGAGAACGGATGTGTCTCGTTTTCAACCGTCAAATATAGATTTAACATACAAAGCTGCTGTACAAAAGGCCTGGCAAAATGGTGTCGAAATTAGAGCAATTCAAGTATCTTGGTCACCAGAAGGTGAATGTATATTTGTACGGGATGATTTACCTGTACAATTATACGAGACATATGGTCCATACAAGTTATGATTATTCAGATGATTTATCAGTTTCACTTACGCCATATTTTCGTAACATTTTAGTTTCTCCCATAATAGCCCATTTAGATGGTGTACTGGGTCGTCCCAATATAATATCGTACAAATATATTACTAATTCTTTTATTTTCAGTTCAATTGGTACTACAATATATGGAAAAACAAGGATAGCGATTATATAAACTGCCTTCATTTTTCGATTTATTTTTTTCGATTTAGAACCTACGAACAATAATACTGTAAACACAAAAAATAAGAAGTAGTACAATACGTATAACCAAGTTATATAGAAATTTGCACTACGGTTTTTTTCTAGTTGGTATAAGTATTTACTGTATTTTGTAGAATATTCTGCTTCTAATTCATGGTTTTGTTTTTCTGCACGTTCTTCCAATACATTGTAGCAAATATCACTATTGGTGTATACCATATTTTAATATGTACTCTTATATATCATATATAGTGATTTCATTCGTAAGGTGTTCCTAAATCGGTTCCTGTATAAATACTGGTATAAAAATTTTCCTGTAGTCGACCACCCACAAAACTTTCTGTTGGAACCACACACTTACTGAGGACAGTATCATATACAAGTTCACCTGAGCAACACAAATCGCCTACACATATTTTTTTAGAATCGTCTGTTTCTTCAACTCCATATTTCTTTTTCACTTTATCATCCATTTTGGTTACTGTAAAAGAATTGGGGTCGACTTTATCGAAATCAAGTGGAGAACGATTCTCAATTTCAAAGTACAGTACAATCAAATAGATCATAGTTCCACCAATTACAAATATTAGAAGCCAATCTAAATACCACATATCGGGATATTGTTTCCTAAATATAATAATGACAACTGCAAGAATTGCGCCAACTAGTAGTACAATATAAAGCCATCTCCATGCGTGTTTCTTTTTTATCTCGCTTTTTTGGAAATCTTTTTTGCGGTCAAAGGTTTCCTCGCGTATGGCTACATTACCTTTAATTGCAGTAATACGTTTATCTTCTTTTTCCAAAATGTTATCTGAAAAATCTCTCAATTGTGTACCATATTCGTAAATATTAGTATTACTCATCACAATGTATCTTACTTTATACCTTATTAAGATACATTATTTTATGATTTTTTTATTAAGACACATTTTGTATACAACGTCCATTAACTTCATCCCAATAAGACCCAGGTCCACAACAAGCATCACCTTTACATCCACCGCCCTGTAAATCAGTAGTAGCAGCAATACCGTACTTAACCCCGTGTTTACCGTCACCTGTTCTGGTTTGTACAACAAGTAGGCTATCAGAGTCTGGTGCTAATTTGCTAAAATTATTTGGGTCGCGATTTTGAATATCAATGTAAACTACAAGTGCGTAAATTAATGCAGCTGCGATCAACAGTACCATAATAATGTCGAACCATACCGATTTGTTCTTTTTTACGTTTTGAATATAAGTCAAAAAGAATGCAACTACAAAAACGAAGGCGAAAATAACGGCTAAAAGCATGTATTTATTTTGTTTGTCTTTTTCACTTAACATAAGCATTTGCATCTTGTCTCGGTTATCATCTTGATCTCTGTAGTTTTGGTGTATATTATCTAATCTATCTTTCTCTTGTTCTGTAATATTTATTAGACGTTGTTGTGCACCTGTAATAGTACCATAACCACCTTGTTGAATAGTTGATGTAAAATTTTCTACCCCATAATTTTCTATAT